TTCTGACTTTTCCACCTTGTTTTACACATTTGTTAAATCCTGCTGGCATTTTTTCCTCCTTTTCTTTTATACTAATTATTTAATCTGCTAAAGTCAAGTTAAAACATTTTGCTAATTATTATCCCTATAACAATAGCTCCAACATTTACAACAGTCAAAACGTCCATTCTGGTCTTTAAAGAACCCATTGCTTGCTGAAGATGTGGGAGGTCGTTAGTCATTAACTTTTCCAGCTTATAATCCATTTTCTCATAATTCTTTTCAAGCTGTCCAACCCTATAAGACAAAGTATTATTTCCTGTCATTTTTCTTCACTTTCTTCTCTTTATAAACACCAGTTCCATAAGGCATTTTTCGTTTCCCAGAACCAGCTAAAGGAAACTTTATATCTTTAAAATCCCAAGGTGGTATTTGTGATTGTGGTCTAAGAACTGACGGAACGCCAGTAAAAGCAGGTGGGCTATCTTCTTCTTTTAAAATAGCTACCCAAATACAACGACAATGGAAATGAACCGCCCCAGGCTTGTAAGAAGAGAACGCCTTGTCCTCCACACCAATGACTCTACCGTCCATACTTTGACAGTAGTTACAGGTAGCTCCGTCCAAGATTGCCGACCATTGATAGCCATATAGCTTGTCCTTGTTGCTATCAAAAGTATAACTTCTGCCATTATTTATCTCATCGGAAGTAATAAGAGCAGAAACAGCAGGAATATTTTTATTCATAAAACTATCAAAGCTTGATTCAACCAGAGCCAAAGCCTCGGTATTACTAACCGCATTATCCATAATAGCTCCTGCTGCAATTTTCTTTAAATTATCCATCATTTGTTTTTCCTGATAATTAGCAAGATAAATTGACCTGCTATTTATTCTATTCTTTTGCTCTGCTGTCGTTACTGGTGCAGTTGTCTTTATTTCATAGCTTGATTTTAATTTCCCATATTCAAATAGTTTCTTAATCTGATCTCTAAAGACTTGTGCATATTGGCTTTTCAACTGCCAAGACATATTTTGTAAAGCCCTAAAATCCTTTTTATTTATCGCTTCCTCAAACGCCAAGATTAACCTTGATTTTTCTCTAGTGAGGATAGATAGCAAAACTCTCTGTGTTTCCCTTTCAGCAGAATCCATATAATTTCTAATCTCATCAAACCGCACCCTCATTTCTGCCTTTGTTAAATCTCTGTGGTAAGCCATCGGTTTATCTTTCTCTGAAAACTCTTTTTCCTTTTTCTTCTTTTCGTCTTTCTCTTTATCCATACCGCCCTTGTCTGACTTCTCATCTTCTTGATTTTCTTCTTCCTTTTTTGCAAGTTCTTGCTGTATTTTCTTGTTTTCTTCTGTCTTTTCAGGCAGTTTCAAAACAGTCCGCAGATAATCCTCAAGTTCAGGGTCGCTAGTAATAACCCCTGCGAATATCAAAGCTTGAAGCGATTCAGCCAAAGACTTGCTGTCCTTAACTCCTAAATCAGAATGGGTTAACTTAGGATATTCTTTAACATTCCAGTTTAAATCAACAAGCTTTTCTATCTCACCATTGATAACATCCTCAATCTGTTTTGCAGAAGCGTCTAGTGAATTTAAGAATATTTGTGATTGGTCGCTTGAAAGAGAATAACTGCCAACGCTACTGCTCCCAAGGTCAATAAACTGAGCCAAAACAGACTTTAGAATTTCCCTGGTGTGGTGTTCCAACATCTCTTTTGGGTCTTTCATTGAGCCAGCCTTCAAATCCATCATCTCAACTTCCCAGCCTATTTTCTTAATAATGTAGGCTTTTTCGTGTCCTCTTAAATTCTGACCTAGAAGCTTGGCTTCATCGTAATCATCATCAGTAAAGGCATCAGGTAAGGTAATAACTGGAATACCAATTCCTGACCTCTCCTGTGCTACCGCATCAATCTTGTAATACTTATCTCTAAAAAACCAATGCTTGTAGGCTTGCCGAAGTATTGAAGTTCCTAGATAATTATCACCCTCTTTTCTATTAACAAAAACCATCAGTTTTCCTACTGGAATTTCAATCGCTTTGTAATCGTTATTTTTATATGCCCTTTGGGTTATACTCTCTAATTCTCCGTTTTTGTCGGTATTCCACTTCTCAATAGTCCTTGGTAATCTGGGTGCCCATTTTCTCCAACCAATTTTACCGTCTTCTTTTATCTGATAAATTACTTCAAACACCATACAGCCATAAGGTTGCATTAAAAGTATCTGTCTTAGCGTATCTTCCCAATTAGCAGTTAAACCATTAAACAAGTTCTCTTTTACAAATTCCGCAATTTCCTCACCCTGAGAATCGTCTGTTCCTTGCTCAATATCCCACTCGGCAGAACGGATAGGAAGCTCGCACATTAAAAGAGCAGCCTGAACAGAAGCGTCAGACCAACGCATTTTATCAATGGTAGTGTAAAGGGTAGAGCCTTGAAGATTTGTTACATATTCATCGGTATCAATTATACCCTGAAAATTAGTTGTTCCAGAAGCACCAATCTCAGGTCGTGTGCCTCTTGAAGCTTTTTTAAATGTTTTTTTACCTTTTATTTTTCCTGTCATTTTTGCTCTCCACTAAAATTGTTCTTTCATAACCCCATAAGTAATAGGTTTATTTTTCCTTCTCTTACCAGGGTCAGTTTCAGCCAAAGAGCCTGTTGACAGCTTGTCTACTCCAAGCATCGCATAGTTAGTAGCCATTGTCAAATGGTCTTCTCCTAGCTTTTTATAGACCCATTTAACAGCTCCGTGACTATCTTCTTCCTTATCTTTAGCCCAGTTTGTCATATGTCTGATAAACAAGTCAACCTTCTGCGACAATCTAGGCAATATTACTTGGTGATTTACAAACCTTGAAGCCATACGATCTAAAGACTCCATCTTGTTAACCACTACCCTATATTCTCTTTTTTCCGTGTCTTTTTTCCATCGGATAAATTCTTTCTGACTTTCATTATAATACACTAGCCAAGCCTTTGCAGGATACATTAACGCAAACTTTCTAGCTGAGTGTTTGTTCGGCATAGCATCAATTAAACAAATAGCCACTCCGTAATCGTCCATAAGCTGAGGCAGCCTATCAAAAGTATCTGTTACCTCAACGTGCAAAAGCCTTGCTTCACCTGATTTTTCCTTGCCATAAATAACAATATGAAGCCTGTCGCCTTGGTCAACACCCATTACCGTTCCTCTACCTTTCAGTTCCAAATCGTGCTTATTCTGAATGCAACCCAAAAGAATATCTCTGTTAATCGGTTGGTTCTCACCGCCATAAGCCTCACCCAAACAAAAGTTATAAAAGTCCTTTACCCCTGAAAGCTGTGCGGTTGGTCTAATCCTAGCCCTTTCTTCTTTTTGTAGAATCTCCGTTGCTGAAATCCAGGGTGCCATTAGCTGGCTGATATGATAGCCTGACACTTTCCAATTCTTATCACCTGTCGCCTTCCAACAACCTGTTCTCCTGTCATTATCTTTAATTGTTGCCCTACAATAAATACAAGCAAATCTAGCCTCTTTTGTGTTTCCCTTGATTGAGTCAGGATATTTAAGTATCTGTTCCTTGCCACATTTCGGACATTTCACAAACCACTCTTTTTTATCCGACCTGTTAAAAAGATAATCAATGCCAAACTCTGGGATAGTAGGAGTTGAGAATGCTAGAAAGTATTTGAATTTAGAGTGTGAAAGACGCTCTTGATAAATTTCAATAATATCTGGCTTCGAAAAGTCCACTTCATCGTGGATATTAAAGTCGCTGTCAACAGATATTGCCTGCCTCTCACTCCAAGCACCCCTGAAATATACGAACGAACTACCTATCTGCTTTAATTCAACACCACCTCGCACAACCTTCCTCAAATGCTCCGAAGATTGAACCATTGGGGTTATTCTCGCTTTTGAAAAATCCAAAACATCAGAAGCTGTCGGAAAAGTGTAAATAATTGAAACATTGTTATTGTCTGCAAACCATAAAGCCCTATTCATTCCATAAGTGGTTACTCCAATTTGAGCACCCTTCTTCATCACTATTTTTCTAGCCTTATCTTCATACAATTCAATTAAATATTGATGATTATACCAATCAAACTTCTCACCCTTGGGTG